AAGACCCGTTTCTTTACTTCCGTTTCGATGTATTTCATCATTTTGCAAAAGATGGTCTATGGACATCTATGTGCAGCTTTGATGGAAAATAACATTGGAACTGGAATTGGAGCAGGTTTGAACTGTTACTCTGATTGGGAAGCTTTGTATGTTTTTCTGAACAAATTTGGAACTTTCATTGATCGGTGTATTGCTGGAGATTTCTCTGGCTTTGACTGTGAAATGTGTGCTATTCGTATGTTTCTGGGATTGTCAGTCTGTCGTAACTTGCTTATCCGCTCGGGAAATTTTTCTCAGGAGTGGTTGCAAATAGCGGCAGGTTTGAATAATGATTTAATCCATCCTTTTGTAAACTTCAACGGAGATATTGCACAAATTTATGGTTCCAACTGTTCAGGGCATTTTCTCACACTTATTCTGAATTGTGTTGTCAATATGATTGACATGCGTTATGCATTTGTAATTGGAACTGGCCTTCCGGCTAGTTCTTTTAACAAATTTGTTGCTGCTAATTTCACTGGTGATGACAATATTATGGCAGTTCGATATCCAATTCGCTTTGATCATACACTCATTCAGAAGATTCTCGGTGATGTGGGGATCACTTATACGATGGCTGATAAGACATCGGATAGTGTTCCTTACGTTCGAGGAGATTCTGTTGAGTATTTGAAGCGTGCATTTTCTGTCATTCAGGATAAGGTCGTTGCTCCTCTTTCTAAGGATTCACTTATCAAGAGTCTTTCAACTGTCACGTAGTCGAAAGTCCTCGGTGAAGAAGAGCAAATGGCTCAGATTATTGAAGTTGCTAATCGTGAATATTCTCTTCACGGTAAGGAGACTTATGATAAAATGCATGATATCTTTGTTGACATTATTGATCGAACACCTGAATTACGGGTTTATATCCCTCCTCGCTTTTGGTTTGGATGGCAGGAGACATTTGATTCAGTTGTTTCTGGCAATTGTTTTGATGACGATATCTTTGAGCCAGAAGAATTTCTTCCTAGCTCTGAGCTTTGTCAATGGTATGAAGCCCCTTCCTCTCTCCCACCTTTTCCCTACTTTGTTTTTACTTTAGCTGTCTTGATTTCTCCTCTTAATGAGGAGCTCTTTAAAAGACGTTTTTGGTGGGCACCAATTGTTCTTCCTTTGTATGAGAGTGTTTTTGTTCACTTCGACACTCCGTTGCATGCCTTTTTTAGGGCTGCAGCACATGTTTGGTGGTCGAAACTCTCTCTGTTGAATGGAACATGGATGCATTTAGCTTGGAATGTTTTTGTCTTATACGTTGTTACAGCGATGTACTCTCTGTCTGGAAACTATTACCCTTACTACTTCTCAGTCATTGTTGTTTCTTTATCGTGTGGACTGCATTCTTGGCAGCCTTGGTTTGACATGTGTAGCAAACTGTGGTCATTTGATTTATGGTCTGCTATTCATGCAGCTAAAACTATCCAGACAGAGGAGTTTGTGGTTAATGGACCGTTCTTCTCTACTTTCCACTATATTTCTGAAGTGGGAAAAATCCGTATGGTTTTATCTGCGAACAATGATCGGGATTATTGTCAATATCAGAACTCAATTGCCCCTTCTTGTGAGAGAGAATGGGATCTCTGTTTCCAACGTGCTCATCAGATTTTTGACGATGAGATACGTACGGTACTGAGTATCCAACGTGAGTTGAGATCCGTTGTGAGTAACTTTTCTCCAGGTCTTCGGGCTGTCTATTTAGAATCGGTTGATAATCCGGATTTTGAGAATTCGGATTTTTGGTTTGGCGTTTTGTCAACGGTTTATTATATGGACAGAGATGCTCAATACACTCCGTCTGAATTGCGTCTAATGCATATTAGTAACGCACAGGAGTATATGGAACCGGAGGAAAGTGAGACGTTTCAACCATCGTCAGAAACAATTGACTTTACATCTTTTGATAGATATGAAGAACCAGAGGAGTGGTCGGTTGCCTTTCACACTATTCATGAATCAGATAATGGTTCAGGGGTTTATGTGACAGAATACTCTGCTCCCTATCTTCCCGAAGGTGAAATCATTAACGACGGAGAATCTATTATTCCCCTCGCTTCCCCAGCTCAGCTTTTTGCCGAGGTCATTGTTGATGATATGATCGTGGCTGAGACTTTTGCCAATTTTCCCTTCGGACTTAGATTTCCTCGTTTAGAAGAACGGGGATTGACTATACACTCAACCCTTGATTGGGCCGTGTATCACTCTGAAAACTTTTATGACTCAGAATTTCCTGATTTTATGCAAGATGTAGCATACTTTGCTAGTTTGCATCATCCACTTCAGTGGATTGAACAGCAAACGCTCATTGATGTAGGCAATTTTCTGGATGAATTTCCAGAAGGCTTTGAATGGTACATTGTTGAAAGTTTTCGTGATATGTGGCGATCGCTTGAGGATCGTAGTCAAATAGCAGCTGAATTTTTCATGTTGCGAATGACAACTTTTTTGATCTTGCGATCAGTCAAATTACAGTGGGGTGCTTGTAAACAGATGAGTTTTTCCAGACTCTTCTATCGTGCGCATGCATACCACTGCTAGACGCGTGTTGCTATGATCCACCAACACGTATTTTAATTTGGATCGCTGTATCTCTTTTCAGTACCTAAAAGAGCGACCCGCTTTGGTTTAACTAGCCTTGTGGGAGTATAACATCAGTTCAATCTAACAACTACTTAGAGCATTGGGAAACGCCATATAATTTCCCCACAGAGTACGAAACTGTGATATCAAAGCTCGTTTTTCTCCCCTCCTCCGACCCTACGGTTACACAGACTAATTTAGATGTCTCTGGATCGATGGGTGCTATGGTTGGTTCAACTTCTTCTTTTGATGCTACTTTTAAGCAGTCAGTTGATGAACATGCCAATATTGAACACTTTTTGTCTCGGAAAGTCAAGATTTTGGAGTATGACTTTAATTCTGTTAATACTTCTACACTTTTTGATCCTTGGACATTATTTCGTGATAATTTGGCTGTGAAAAGGAAGTTAGCCAACTACCTTTGGTTTAGGGGAAATCTTCATCTGGAATTCCGCGTTAGTGGAACTCCTTTCATCCAGAATCAAGTTTTGGTTTCTTACTGTTATATGGGTAACGATAGGTCCTCTCTTGATCCTGAAGCTGGAAAAGTTACGCGCAGTCAGCGACATAATTTAATTCTGGAAGCTTGTACTTCTAGAGGAGGATGCATGGTTTTACCATTTTTGTATCCTCTTAATTATCTCCCTGTCACTGATACGTTGTACACTCCAGGTACAATTACAATGGAGAATATTGGAACGTACAGTACTGTCGATGGCTCTACAACATCCATGGAAGTTACTATATTTGCACACATGACTGAAGTTGAGTTGGTTGCTCCAACCACTTTTCTTCCATCATCTATGCCCATTTCCTCCATCAAAGACGAGTTCTCAGAACCTGGTGCGCTTTCAACCAAAGCTACAGCTGTGGCAGCTGCTGCAGGACTATTCAAGGAAGTTCCTGGAATAGGCAAGTATGCTAAAGCCACAGAAATGGCGGCCACTAGTGTTGCTGAACTCGCAGCCCTCCTCGGTTATTCTCGCCCCATTAACCTTATGCCAAGAAATTGGATTAGGAATGGTGCCATGTTTTCACTTGGCAATTCTGATGCGGACGATAATGCCGAGCAATTGGCTTTGACTATGAAAACAGAGTTATCGATAGATCCGTCTACAGTAGGCGCAGCGGATTCTAGAGATTTTCTCGATTTTTCGGTTCTTGCACAACATCCTTCCTATGTGGGACAGTTTGAATGGAATATTACAGATACTCCTTCTACACCCTTAACCACCATTTCCATTGCTCCTTATAACAGGGGTTTTGGAAACGAACGGATTTCAACACCGGCTGGATACATTATGCAGAACTTTGAGTACTGGAGTGGTACCATGATATATGATTTTCATGTTATCGCTTCTCAGATGACAAGAGGAATCTTGGCTTTTGTTTATGAACCAAAGAATGACAATTTTGTCGCGGAACCGGAAGCTTTAGAACCATTTAACACCAATTACATTGCAACTTTAGATATTTCTGTATCTCGATCAATTCAAATTCGAATTCCTTGGATGCAGGAAGTACCTTACAAAGGCAGGGCATCCGGTGAGGGCTTTCCCTACAATGGATATCCTACCAATTTGTGCAATGGCTCAATCTTGGTTTATGTGATTAATGATTTGCGTCAACCCAATGGCAGTGTGTCCCCAGTTGATATTTGGGTATCTGCCAGAGGTGGAGATGATTTTGAAGTAGGAGCTTTGACTCCCTACTACGCTTTCAATAGCGCTGCTATTGGTTTTATCCCATCTTCTGAGTTGGTTCCTGGCGAAACTCAGGCAGAGGATCCAGTTTCTGTTACAGATACTGAGGACCCTACCGTTGAAGCGCGAGGAATTTTAACAGCAAGTCATGCTGATACTGATTCACGTCTTGTACTCTATAAACCTTTGGTTTTCTTCGGAGAGAGTATTAGATCGTTCAGATCACTATTGAAACGATACTATTTTTGGCGTGCGGCAGGTTATGGATCTACAGATCCTATGATGTATATGGATTTTACAGCATTCCCGTGGTGGCGATCTCCTTCTTCACTTGGAGGAGGTCCCGATTCTGGAGGCCAGTATTATTGTAATACTACACCCTTGCACATGTGCGCTGTTATGTTTGCCGGATGGCGAGGATCAATCAAGTGGAAGCTCGATTCAATGGATGATACTACCAATAGCATCTATGTTACACGAGCAAATGCCTCTAGATCGACCCCTTGGACCGCTGCTACTGGCGTTGCAGCAACTTTGGGTTCCTCGCTTTCAGCGACTACAGCACTAAACGTGCTACTTACTGCTAGCGGATCTGGTTATGCTAGATCCGTAAAGCAAGCCAAACAATTAGAATTCACCATTCCGTATATGGAAAATATGCGGTTTTCCCAAGTCCCTTCCCAGAATATTTCTTTGGAGGGTGAGATGGGTTCCAAGTTCAGAGTTGGAATTGTCTCATCTGTTGGTAATACCGGCACAAACAAATGCATGGAAATGCATGTGGCAGCCGGAGAAGACTTTCAGTACTTTGGATTTAATGGAGTTCCTCCACGTTATGTGGGAATTTCATGAATTCTACCTAGATTAAATAGCACACAGTGCAGCCTCATGTTGGAGGTTCTTCGACTATGCGATATTAAATGTGTGGTGAGCGACACAGCCTTGTTTAGAAGGTTATCACCCCCTATTAGAGATTTGTCTCTGGGTTTCAAGCCCTGGATTTTACTCACCTCTAATA